ATTGCGTTGTCCTACTTATTAATCACGCTATTTTCGCGTTATCGTCCGATTCGCTGTGAATTATTACAAAAGTAAGACGATCTTCGTTTTATTCTGTATGTGTTTGCTCGAGTTTCGGGCCTGGTAATTCAACAATTAGCCTGTGTAGTAGTTTGTTTTGTTCCAAATCAAATTGATGGATTAATAGTCCCTTATAACAGATTAATAGTCTCAAATGGGTTAAGAGTCCAGCTTTGAGTAAAAGGCTAGAATAGGTTGATATCCCATTTTAGTTGCATATTATTTTCTTTCCCAATTATAAAAAGAGAGCTTTGATAGTCACTTAAAAGTGTTTTATACACTACCAAAAATATTCAATTTAGTCACTTTAGGGAAGAGTGCAAAACTATAAAAGTGTTACATTTTTCTGAGTAACGTTAAAAGAAAACCCGGCGGCATTTATGTAAAAACGCAGGTTAGTAAGTTACCGTGAAAGGAGACTTGATTAACGACAATAAAAAAATAAAATTTCAGAAAAATATGAGATAGAAGAGATAAGTTCTTCTATTGATTGTGTCCTCCGCATATATTCGGGGGGGAGAAAGTGTGTCTCCTTAACCTCTCGGTCTTCTACTGCCTCAGGATTCGCCTCAGTAATCCAGATCCACCCAAACACACAATGAAAAGTCAGCATGAGGAACCACCGTTTTTTAGTGGTGCACTTTTGGACATTGGGTCCTCTGGTGCATCCAGTTGGCAGAGCATTTTTGAAACCAAGGCAGGGGTAAGTCCTTCGGTTAGTGAGACAAACAGCAAGTTTATCGAGAGTTTTTCAGAATCATTTATTGGTTCGGCAGAGTTTAAAGAGTTTAGAGAGTTGGCACAGAACCTTATTGGTGCAATGGATGATATTATCCCTCAGGGAGGTCATCTTAGTTTACCTGTTACGTTGGAACATCAACACAGGTTTGCACAAGTTGACGAAATGAATGAAGTTTTGTCAGATTTTGGTGCAGGTAGTAGAACCTTTGTCAAGGATGTTTTCAGTGCTTTTAGGAACACTGGAATTCAAGACAATGGCTTATTTGACGATTTTTCTGGTTTCTGTAACTGGATGATTGTCATTACTGCTATAGCACATTTTCATCACCCTACTAGTACAACCAAGGGGACTCTGGCAGTCTTTTTTGGTTTTAAACTAGCCCAAATGTTCTTTGCTAACAAGGAACAAATTTTTGAACACGTGGAAATCATTAGGTTCCTTTATGGCGATAATAAGCAAGGGGCACCAGTGGTTGTACCGCATTCTGAAATCAATGTGGGAGTATTATCTACTATATTGACTTTGGGTATTACCAGTATTACCGGTTTGTTACCTACGAGTAAAGCCTTAAAAACTTTATTTGAGATTACAAAGATTAGGAAAGAGCAGAGAGATAACCTCTCTTTTATAATCATCGGTATTGCTGGCAATTTGAAAGAGTTCTTCACGGAAGTTCTTCCGTGTAAGACTCTTTCCGATTTTTTTACAGTCGGAGAGATTTTGTTGTCGGAAACGCGAGAATTCTCTGATGACATTACCGAGTTTTTGGCCAGACAAAATGCAGGAGTGGCCATCTCCAGCTCTTCAGTTAACGTAAAGATTGCAGAGTTTGAGACACGAGGGAGAATGATGTTGCGTAGACTGGAGAGACAGTCTGACGATTATCGGCGTATAGTGGTACTCTTGGATAAATTGTATTCCCTGAAGATGTCCTTAAGGAGTGGTTGGCATTCTCTGTCTGGGCCTAGACAAGAACCCGTAGGAGTTTTGTTTAGGGGAGAACCGGGTATTTTTAAAACTGTTGCTACACACAAACTCGCAGAGGTTATTTTACCTTATATTGTGGATGAAGTCTTGGCAGACGACCTAGATGATCCTAATGCAGGTTTGATTTACAACATGCCCTCAGATCGTTTTTTCGATGGTATGAGTGACAAAGCCACTATTATTAGGGCAGATGATCTTTTTTGTAGTAGAGATACTGCATCCGGTGTGGATACTGATGCACAAAAGGTCATCAAAATAATTAATTCGAACCCTTATTGTGTTCCCATAGCTAATGCAGATAGTAAGAACACTAAATTTTTTAGAGGGAAGATCTTTATGGCAACAACTAACCTTACTAACTTTGCTAATTTGGAGTCTGTTACAGATCCGAAAGCAGTAGAAAGGAGGTTTCACTTGTCAGTGGAAGTCACCCTGAATCCTGAATATCAAACCAATGGTAAAGTTGATAAGAATAAGTTGCCCGTCTCTGATATCCCTTTTGGCGAGGAGAATGTGAGTGGCACATATATACCAGACGACATTTGGTTGTTTAAGGTAGTTAGCCACAAGATTGGAACGGATTCAGAACCGGTTGAGTTGGATTTTAAAGGCTTAGCCGCTAAGATTATTGAACTCGTGAAAGACCAAGAAAGGACCTTTTATATCAACACGTATAGAAATCGCCATGGAGCGAGCGATGTTCATGATGAGTTGTCAAAGAAATTCCCAAAGGTGACTCGTAAGAAGAAATTTGTTGAGCCCCACAGTAGTTGTGGCTCTCCACACCCAAGTTCACATGATTTTGTTTGGTTAGAGGATTTGACTGAATCCTTGACGGAACAGATCAATTATCCCGATTTCCCAAGAGAATTCCATCATGCCATGACGTTAGCCAAGGTGAATTTGCCCCCTAGTAATTGGAATGCAGAGTACTTTGGAAAACTCATTAGCATTTTGAGGATGGAACAGGATTTCTATGACAAAGTAGTCGATTCCGGTGAGGAAGATGTCGCATTATTTTTGGGCAGAGTTCTTTCCAGAGCCGTTTCATTTAATATAAATCTTGACACAGCTTTGATACAATTTAACCAAATATCGAACCTGGAAAAGATCAAACGTGCAATCAAGGGTTGTGCTAGTGATTTGGCGAATTTCGTTGGTAAATGGTGGAAATACATTTTGTTCTCCTTAGCTATAGGGGGGACCGCTTATTTGCTTATTAAATCCTGTGTGGATTTCTTTTTCGGAACAACGACCATGCAACAAGAAGTTAAGGAAGAACCAAAGGAGGAAGTTGCCACCCTTTCTTCATTTAAAATTCACACGGTTATTCCCCATAGCAGTGTCACACCTAGTATTGAAGTTGCGAAGTTGCCCAAATTGGAAGCCTATGACTTCGGAGAAAGAAATTCTACTTTCGATGCCATGGCTAAAGTTTTTAGGAGTTACATATTCACAATGTATTTGGCGGTTGGCTCTAGTGACCAAGTCGAGTACACGAGAGTTGGTACGGCGCAGAATGTGCACGGTAACATATTTATGATCAATTTGCACTTTGTCCTTCAAATCTTTAAAGAACATGAGAAGGTCAGTAAGGACAAGGGAGCACAAGTTGTGTTTATTACAGCTAGTGGTTCCATAGTTTACAATTTGGTTATACAAGATTTTGCTAGATCATTGCTCTACAATAAGGAAAGTCAGGACAAGGATGTCTGTTTTTTGAGGATTTATTCAGCACAAAGGCAAAGTGTTGGGACACTTCGCTATTATATACGGGATTCTGAAATCCCAAGTATGTTGGCGTACGGCAATATACAAGCTGTTATGTTGGGTGTTCATAAGAAGTCTCCCCAGTCACATACTTTGTTGCTGAAGAAAGAATACGTGAATGCTTATTCACAAGGTTATATCATTGTGAAGGAAAATTGGACTGGTGACCGTGGATCTTACGGATTGAGAGACACATACAAATACAATGGTACCAGTTTTGGTCCTGGTGATTGTGGTTCTGTTTTGATATCTTTAAGAAATGTTCATGAGAATAGGTACATTATCGGTATGCATTCAGCGGGTGATGGTGAGCATGGGTACGCTACCTCCATCACTTATGATTTTCTCATGAGATGTCTGACAGACTTGAGTGCGTATGATGAGAAAACTTACCTGGAAGATACTACTCTTTCCAAGTATATAAAGGGTGTCGATGTAGAATGTCAAGGAGGTCTCACTCCTATAGGGAAGATGTTTCCTCTTTGCAATCCCATTGCTAGTACTTTCTCAAATTTGAGCAAATCGGTATTATATAATAAGATAAAGGGTTACCCTGAGTCTTCTAAAACTGCTGCTAGGCTGAAACCGTTTGAGAAAGATGGTGTGATTATTGACCCTGGACAAGTGGCATTAACACATTTCGGTTTCCATGCTCCCGCTGTACCAGAAGAATGGGTGAAGATGGCTACAAATTCGTATGAGAACTTGATTTGTTCGGCAATTAATTCCTATCCCAGGGTGGTTTTAAGTTTGAGAGAGTCTATCGAAGGGTTGGGTCATCTTAAGAAAATAGATGGTTCTACCAGCGGTGGCTTCCCTCATAATTTGCCCTTGGGTGACAATAAGAAGAGAGCGTTTTTTGCCGTACACAACGCGTACCTTAGAGGAGAAATAGGCATTGATATGGATGATAAAGCTTTCCTTGAATTAGAGAAGGATGTTGAAGAATATGAAAACTCTATAAAAAATGGAATCAGACCAGCAATGTTTTACACTTGCAATCTTAAAGACGAGAAGAGGTCTAAGAAGAAAGCAGAAGCTGGTGACTCTCGTATGTTCTTAGGCAGTAATTTTGAGTGTCTGGTTCTTTTTAGAAAGTATTTCGGAGCTTTCCAGAATGCTTACATAGGAGCTAACATAAAAGTGGGATCAGCCATAGGTATCAATCCTTACAGTAGGGACTGGGACAACTTGACAAGAGAACTGCTTGGAAAGTCTTTGAGTGATGATCCAGGTATCGGTGCGGGAGACTATAAAAATTTCGATGGTCATGAGTCTCCTTTCATCCTCAATTCAATCTTGGATGTAATAAACCGTTGGTATGGTGAAGAAGGGGGTCATGCACATCTTATGAGATGTAGGTTATGGGCTGAAATAACAAATAATAGAAATATTTTTCGTGGTTTCATGTACGAGTGGTTTACTTCCATGCCCAGTGGGAACCCTCTCACCTCCTTGATCAATACTATGTATAATAATATAATTTTCAGGATAGCTTGGATAGTGACTGGGAATAAGATCAATTTTTTTAATGACAATGTATTTTTATGTTGCCTCGGAGACGATAATATCTTTTCCGTAACTCCGTGTTTCAGAAAGGATTTCAATGAATTGGTTTTGCCTGGGGTCATGAAGAAACTAGGCATGGTCTACACCACTGAACTTAAGGAGACCGCTCTGGTACCATTCAGACTTATAACTGAAGTGGAGTTTCTTAAGAGATCATTTCGGTTTGAAAAATATGATCATAGGTGGGTTGCACCACTGAGGACAGAATCGATTCTAGAGTCCATTTATTGGACGAAAAAGAAGAATGGAATGAAGATTACTCAAGGTAACTTATTTGTAGCTTTGAGAGAAATGAGCTTGCATGGGAAAAAAGAATTTGATCAATTTTCTTCTGCTATTTCTTTGTCCATGCAAGATGCGAAGCTCGATTTTAATTCTTATAATTTTGAATGGGAGTGGGTATTGGCTTATACCGGGGTTAGTAACTCCGATATTAGCTACTATTTCTAACTCACCCAAGACCTCCAAGTCTGTAAACTGGTTGGTATGTTAGTGGAACATATTAGTAAAATATCACTATGGCCCAAAGCCAACTGTACATGTGATCTTGTATTAGAGTTTTGTCTACACTCTTTTATATTGCTGTGTATAGCATTCTCTGCCTATTTAGGAATAACAGAGAGGGGGCATTCCCCCCAAACAAATTAGACGTCCTTCCTGAATAATAAGTGTAAAACAGGAAGTATAAATATCACTTGCTTCAAATAATAATAATATTAGCTCTGGTGTCAGCTATAGTCTCACCCCAGGTATTTCCAATTTAGGGAAAGGATCTACCGGTATAAATTCCCTTCCAAACCAAGACCCTGAAGATTCATCAAAAATGGACGTATCTGGAATAGTAAATAAAGATTCTACCACTACTTTTGTTGATGATGCCATAACAGTCACTAGAGATGAATCCATGGTTGCACATAGAGACGATCTTTATGGTCGTGTCAATGATACTCAGATGTCTCAACAATCGGTTATAGATTATTTATCTAAACCAATTGTCTTGACTTCAGGCACTTTTACAACTGGCGATACTTATAGCACTTTCGCTTCTTTCAGATGCCCTTATAGCTTTCTGACTAGTTCTACTGGCCAATTGTATTTAAATAAGTTAAGAGGGTACTTTGGTCTTGTTTGTGATATGAGATTTCGTATAGTCGTCAATGCTCACAAATTCCAACAAGGGCGCTATATAATGGGTTGGACTCCTTTATGCAGTCCAGCTCCTACTACTAGTAATCTTAAAGACTACTATGTAGCTCAGTCTCACAACGCAACTTTGATCCAGAGGACTACTGTGCCCCATGTTGAGATAGATTTATCGACTCAGACTTCTGCTGAATTACTTGTGCCATTTCAATCACCCTACAACTTTTTTCCGATTAATACCGCCCTGGCAGGTGTAGACCAATACCCTCTAGGTTTCTTGAATTTGTATCCATATAGTCCATTGGTGACGCCTTCAGGTATTACCAACTGTACCTATACTGTGTATGTCACAATGGAAAACATCAAGTTGATAGGTGCTGCTTCTCCCGAATCAGGGATTCAAGATAAGGAATTGTCCAATAAATTTAACGGGCCTATTTCTTCTGTCGCTAATAGTGTAGCTAGAGGTTTCAAGGAATTTTCTAATATTCCTTTGTTATCTTCCTATGCTGTTTCTGTATCCTGGGTTGCAGACAGAATAGCTAGAGCGAGTGCCATTTTTGGATTTAGCAAACCTACCCAAGGAGACTCTTTGCTTAAAGTTGAGACCCTAAATAATGCCAACCACTGCAATGTTGACGGAGATTCAGATGCTCGTGCTTTGTCCTTCATGAACAAACCCTCCGTCGTTAATATGGAAGGTTTGTCAGGCACACATTTTGATGAGATGGATTTCTCCTACATAATTAGGAAACATGCTTGGTTTAAAACAGTTTCTTGGACTACTGGTAGTTCAGTCGGTGTCCTTGATGCCACTGATGTTTATCCTGAAGTTGGTACTTTGACTGCTGCTGGTACGGTGAATTATACTCCAGTCGGTTTTGTCTCAGCTATGTTCAGACAGTGGAGAGGATCATTGAAATTCAAGTTTAAACTTGTCAAGACTGAATATCATAGTGGGAGAATTTCAGTCGCTTTTTTTCCGACAGACGCTTTCGCTTCCTATGTCGGTAATGCTGCTTATGTCAACCGAATGATTGTCGATGTTAGAGATACCACAGAATTTGAGGTTGTAGTTCCATTTATTTCTGGTTCACCCTGGAAGAGCTGGGAGTCTAGAACTGGAATTTTACAGATCGCGGTGGTCGATCCATTGATAGCACCACCCACTGTTTCTTCGACTGTCACGATATTGATGGAGATGGCAGGTGGTGATGATATGGAATTTTCCATACCTAAACCATTTGTCCTTACCCCCAGTAGTATTGCACCTCAATCAGCTTTAGGAAATGATTCATCGTTGTTTCAGACGACTATTGGTTCATCTTCTGTACAAGCCACTCCCACTTTGATGTCCGCTACATCGGTCGGAGATAAGGTGTCGAGTTTTAGAGCATATTTGAAAAGGTTTTACCCCATTTATGTAGCTAACACTTATTCCACAGATGTTCCTACCAATTATCAGACTTTGAACATACTTCCTGATGCCATTCTGGGCGTTGACCCTACAGTTAACGACAATGTATTTATGGCGGACTCTTATTCCGTTATCGCTTCCTGTTATGGAATGGTTAGAGGAGGTGTTAGACTCAGGGATGTCATTTCTTTAGGGGCTTTTACTGCTGACACTACAGATGCTTCTTTTCCTGTAAATATGTGCTCCTTAGTTACTGCTTTTCATGCCCCAACTCCTATTGGGGCGTCTGCAGAGGCTTTAAGTGGTGGTACTGGAGTTGGAGCGGCTCCACAAAATATTCATACCACCAGACAACAATTGTCTTTGAATAATACGTTAACCTTGGAAGTTCCACAATATAGTCCAACTTACGCAAAGTGCAAGTCAGACATTATATGCTACCAAGGAGATTCGGCTTATAAAAAGTACAACGGAGTAACCTCCTCCGCGACATTTAGAGGTTACATAGGGATCACTCTTCCTACAGTTTTATACGACAATAGAGTAATTAATCGGACCGAAAAGGCTTATTCAATACATAATTTGTTTAGGTCTTTAGCCGATGATGCGGACATGCAAGTCTTTATTTCTGTGCCTCCGATGGTGCAGAAGTCAACAAATGTCCAAGTCGCTTTGTTATGAGCGACAACCCCAAGGTCTTGAGGGTTAGAGGTTTCCTCAAGACAATTGCTGAACAATTTCTCCTCTTAACATAGAAATTGTATTTGCGAGGTCACTTAAAATCGTGGCTTTTAGAAAAATTTGATTTAAATCCCCAGTCGTAAAGGCTGGGGTGGCAGTCCTTAGGACGCTTTTTCGAGAGGTCGCGGCCTCGTTATAAAAGCGACTCATGAGAGAACATGAGACTAGCCAAGATGCCGGGCGTGTTTATACACACGACCCGGTTATCTTTTTCTTAAATTGCAAAG